TTTCTCATTTAAAAAGGAACCTGCATATTCTTGTGCAAACGCTTCATATAAACGACGACCAAAATCATTGTTGCGAGCACTATCAACGTCTTCTTTCAATTGCTTGATTTCAGATGTTAATGTTTTAGTAACTGCGTTTTCAACTACTTTAGCACTTTGTTTAATAAAGGCTTGTCTAATATCGTTAAATTTGGCTTTGGCTTCACGAACTAACTTAACTTTTGTTTCAGCTAGATCCTTCTTGTCAACTGCAAATTCATTGATTTCTTTTGCAAGAGCATGTACTACAAATTGCTCTAGCTTACCAAAATTCTCAGAAACTTTCTTACGGTCTCCTTGGAACTCGACTAATTCTTTGCCTAATTGCTTCATAACAAATCCTTCTAGTTTCTTAGCATCGCCAGCAATCTTTTGTTGATATGCTAGTTTTGCTTCTGCTAGAGCTTTTTTGTCATTATACAATTCGGCCATTTCTGCGGCCAATCGTTCGCTTAACATCTTGTCGATTGCTTCAACCATAACTGTTTTGTCATGGCTGTATTTTTGTGCAAATTCTTCTCGAAGTTCAGCGGTAACTTGGTCGCGATTCTCTTGAATTTTTGTAGTGAAGGCAGTCTCAACGGCGGATTTAACTTCTTCCGACATTACTCCTGACTCTACTAATTGTTTGAATGCGTCCAACATTTATTTCTCCTCGGGCTTATTTTAGACCTTTAATAATTTGTAGGAGTGATTCCTTCAAATATTTCTGGGCCTTTGGATCTTCTTTTACTTCTGTAGCAACTCTAAATGCGTTTAATCCACCACGAGCATTCATTAGGTGCTCATAAACCGGTGTAGGATACGCTCCAGGGGCGCTAGGCTGTGCAACTATATCAACAGTAATGATTTCGAAGTCTGATACTTTACCGCTCATGTCATCAACGTTACCGCTGCCACGTGAGCTGACGCCAAGTTTCACACCGGCTTCGAGCATAGTTCTAATTAAGTTGCCCATTGGTGTTGGTAAGATTTTAAACTTACCGTAACCGTTAGGACCTTCCATCCACATGTTTGTAATCATGTGGCTTACTCGGTCCAAATTTACTTTAAGATCATCTGGGTGATCAACTTCACCTAAGACAGAGTAACCATTCTGAATCTGATCATTAAGTGTTTTCACAGCACGTTCAATTTCGTCTACAGGGTAGACACGTTGATTAGCGTTGCGAATACCACCTTGAATGGCAATGCCCTTCAAGTGAAGATTCTTTCCATCCTTATCATCTGACTCTAAAACGATGCCAGACTGATCAAAACTTAGGTGCTCTCTTAGATATGAATGTTTCATCCAGGTTCTCTAATTATAGTTTCTTAAGAAACGTAGGGATCTTGGCAATACTGGTTTGACCAGCTTTGTCGCCTGTACCTGAACCTACTGGTCCTGGACCTGCGCCCTTCTTCTCGGCACCATGACCGCCAGCAACTTTGCTCAGTGTCTTAACGCCAGACTTCATACCGTCAACGTTGTGGATACCTTTGGCAAATTTTTCACCGGATTCAGGATTAATACCTTTGTTTACTTTACCAGGGCTTGTGCCCTTGTCAGTTCCGCCTTCTGTGTGGCTTTGTGCAAGATTTTTTGCTGTTGCACCACTTGTTGGCTTACCAGAACCACTGCTAACTGGACTACGACCTTCTACCGGAGCACCTTCTTTATCGCCTGTACCAGCACCTGCGTATTGGCCTTGAGCTTTTTGTGTGCTACCTTTATCCCAGTTTGTTCCAACTGTTTCGGTGTATTCACGTGTCATACGACGACCTTCTTGAAATCCCATCTTCATAGGCTCTTCTCCGCCCATGTCGTCCATTTCACCTTCTTCGTCATCAAATTCATCGCCACCCATCTCGCCACCTTGAGCAGCTTCTAGGTCAGCAAATGCTGCTTCTAGTTCTGCAATAGCGTTCTTGATGTCAAAAATAGCTTTGTCTTCACCACCTTCGGCTCCGGCATCACCCATGTCGTCCATGCCAACATCTGCGCCAAATTCGTCTGCGGCGTCTCCGCCCATGTCGCCTTCTTCGTCGTCGGCTTCCATGCTGTAACTGTCTTCAAGATCAATAGATTCATCTGCTTCTTCATCAGCGGACTCGTCCATTTCTTCTTCGTCTTCTTCAGCGGATTCGTCCATTTCTTCTTCATCGGATTCGTCGGCTGCTTCGTCCATTTCTTCTTCTTCTGCTTCTTCAGCAATTAAATTCTCATAGATATCTCTTGACTTTTCAACAACGATTTCATGGAATAGCTCATTAGCTTTATCCATTTCTTCATTGACGATTAAGTCTAATAGTTGTTCAAACTTTGTAGACATGCGTTTATCTCCTATATTAGTTTCGCGGCAAGGCTGTGTTGTTATTTAAACACTATTTGATAAAGGTGTACGAAATAGGCCAAAAAGCGTCAGTTTTTGACCGAAGAGGGCATAATTCAATATAATTTTGTCTAAAATATTTAATTTTTTACAAAAAATATTAAACTATATGTTTACATAGGAGCGTCTGCTGCCGGAGGTGGAGCATACATTTTTCTAACTAAAGCTAAATTTTCTCGTGTTTCAACTTCTCTTGCATCACTTGCTTTACGCAAATCATTCAACATACGTAGAGTTAATCTAGTCTTCCTAAGATCTTTGGACTTTAAAACGCTAGTATCATTGTCTGAGTCATAGCGATTATCGTCAGACATATCTGCCTGGTCCTTGTTAAAATAAATGAATTCTCTTAAAAACATGTCAGTATTTATGCAGGAGGTGGAGTTGCAGGGGCGCCGGCTTCTGGTGCTGCGCCCGTTCCATCTTCTCCGGGTAATGGTGCCGCTGTTGCTCCACCAATAGCGCTCATGTCAGATCCCATGCCGTTAGCAGTAATTCCAACACTGCGGAGTTCAGCATTAGCAGTTAATGAAACGTCTTCATCTACATTTTCTTCTTTCCACATAGTTTCGTTTTCTGCCATTTCTTCTGCACTTAGACCTAAGAAGCGTTTTAATGCAAAGCGTTTACTTAGGTGTGTAACTTCAGCTAGACTAGTGTATGTACTAACGCGAGCAGTATCCATTTCAGTTTGACGGTAACTGGCAAAATTTTGTGGGGGGCTAAATTTAACATCAAATATATTACTATCTACATTAATGCCTTTATTATGCAGATACAGTTTAAATTCTGTATCAAATTGTTCGTTCATTAAACTCTGTAGTCGTTCGCAGTACTTGTTAAATCTAAGTTCTTGAATGTAGGCTGTTCCAACTCTACCATCATTGAAGTTAGATCCTCCGTCGTCGGAACCAGTAGGTAGATAACTGCTAGGAATGCGTAAAGCCCTAAACAACTTATTAGTAAAATATTTAAGATCATCGATTTCTCCTAGGTTAGTGCCGCCGGGTAACACTTCAACTTTACTGCCGCGGCCTTCTGCTGTCTGTGGGAAAAAATAATCTTCGTTAATGCTTAAAGGGTTATATCCAGAATCAATTACAGTTTGTCCACCACCTGTTACACTTGGAATTCTACGTTGATTTACTTCATTTTTCACACGCTCAACAAAACTCATGGCCAAGTGACTTGGCATGTTACCAACGTCAATATAAAATACCCTACGTTCTGGAGCACGTTGTATACGATAGATAATGATAGCATCTTCAAGCAGTTCTTTCTGCTTGTAAACTTTGAAAATGCTTTCTAGTAAGCTAGTGCCAAACGGAAAATTGTTGTCTAATCCTTCGCTTAGACTAATATGTATAACATGTTTAGCATCAATGTTATATTGATTTTCTGTTTTAGAAAATCTATTTCCATTTAAATTTGTAGGGAATGCACCTGTCATGCCACGTGAGCCGCCTGCGCCGCCTTGGCCTGGAGCAAAACTACTGCCGTATTGACTGCCGCCACCAGTTGTATTACTGGGGCTAATAGCAGTAGTTGCAAGTGTTTCAAAGTTAGGATTAAAATCACGTATAACGTATTGTTCAGGTTTCTTTCCTTCGCTTTCATTAACGATAATGCGATCAACCTTCTGCGGATCTACGTACATCCAAGACTGCGTTTCAGGATCTCTTACAAAGAAAACATCTCCGTATTTGAATACATTGCGAACAACTTTAAAGATTCGTTTCTCAAATTTATTCAGCTTAGTCCATTGTTGCATGAACTTTCTAATAATTTTTACTTCTGTAGGTGTAGCTTGTTCTTTGAAGAAAACACGAAATGGTGTTCCGTTTTCTTCATTTAACTGGCTGCAAAATTCTGCAAGAATGTCTAATGCGGCATTAACTTCGCTGTCCGCATCCATAGTATCGTACTGCCCGTACCGTTCTAAACGATTTGGATGTCCAGAATATACATCTGGCAAATAGCTAGAATAATTTCGATGCGTAGGATTGGCACGATTATCTGAGTTAACAGAACCGTTAACCGGACTCATTGCACCCGATGTGTCAACTAATGTGAAGTATTTTTTCCAGCCAGCCATATTATTTTACTTTAAAATTTAAAAAGATCTCCGCTTAACCCTTTGGTAGCTTCCGCAGTATTTCTAGTTTGTTCTGCGGTTTCTTTCAGAAATCTCAGCATTTCTACTGTTTGTTTATTTAACGTTACTAGCTCGGTCTGTAAATTTTCAAAGTATTTGATCGGCGAGACTATCTCCGGGCCAGCTTCACCAACAAGTGCATTTGTTGGACTATCAACAATACCACCATCAGCCATGGGTTTTTTACCAGTTAGACCGCCCCAATTTTGATAAGCACCATAAGCGCCGCCAACTAATCCGCCTACTGCGCCGCCAATTACTGTACCTACTCCAGGAACAATACTGCCCACCATTGCACCCATACCAGCACCAGATAGTGCAGAACTACCTATATCAAGTCCTGCGGCAGTTTTTTCGTTTCCGCTTTCTCGGGCTTTGTCTGCCGCATAATCTAATACCAGTCCGCCTGCTAGACCACCAATACCGCCTTTGGCTGCATTGGCTAGTTTACCTAGTTTACTTGCCTTGCCGCCGCCCCCAGTGCTTGGTTTAGTAGTGTCTGGTTTATTTTTGTCTGGCAGGTCTGGCATGTTGCTACCACCTGCGCCGCCAGCACCTTTAACTATTATTACATATAACGGATTAAGGGCAGTACTGCCTGGCACCATTCCTTTAGCTTTTGAAATTGCGGAAGTTGCCTTATCTTTGGCAGCGGCCATTTTTTCGGCTATTAATTCTTTGCCTTTCCATAATGCTAACGCGGCGGCGGCGGCAATTAATAATTTAAATCCTACGTGTAATTCAGTAAAGCCTGTTATAAGAAATGCTAGACCTTTAGACATAGTTGCTATCATTTCTGTAGCCCACTTAATAGCAGGGCTTAATAAATCGTTGGTTGATTGCCCAATTTCTTTAAATGCTTTATCAGTTTCAGCCATTTGTTTTGCTTGACTATCAGCCATGCGTTTACGTTGTTCTGCCTGTACTTGTTCTAGTTGTGCTCTAGCATCTGCATCAGATTTAATGTCTTGATTCTTTGCTTTATTCATTGCGGCTAACGCCTTATTAGCAGTCTCCGAACCTTCCATGTTTGCCATGCCCATGGCTTTAAATACCTGAGCGTTATCCCTACCGTCTTTGGCCAACCCTGATGTAATTGCTGCCGCATTATTTTGTACGTCTTTAACAGTTTTGCTAGAATCTTTAATATCTTTAGCAAGATTCATTGTAGCCGCAGCAGCGTTTCTTGTCATCGCGTGGTGTTCCTGAGCGGCTTTAGTCATTGGTGGGAAGCCCATAGCTGCGCTCATCAATGCTTGCTCTGCACCTTTACCACCACGTGTCCTTGCTTCTTGTGCCGCAGCTTCGGCTTTGGCTCTTTCTTCCACACTTAAAGTTCCTAAGTGTGCTTGCCATGCGTCGTTGGCCGCACGTTCTTTCATTGATTTTTCTTGTTCTTCTTTTGAAATACCTGTAATAGTTGCTAATGCATCTAGTTGTTCAAAATATGCTTTTGCTCCAGCAGTTAGTTTTTCTCTATCTTGCATTTCTGCACGATTTCTACCACCTGTGGCTGCAATGTATGTTGCCATACCATTGTTAAATTGTTCAGTAGTAATACCTAATGCGAGTAGTTGACTGCCAACTTCACTCTTGAGCAAACCGTTGCTAAACACAGTAAATGCCTTAACACCGTCATTATCTGTGCCACC